TTTGAAATCTGGCGTCCTATCTCCTCGCTTACTTCGCCGATGGAATTGGCAAGACGGACCTTCAGGTTTGACGCAAGCTTGCCTGATTCCTCGGCCGCGCCTCCATAGGTCTTTTCGAGTTCGTCAAGGATTATCTTTTGCGCACCAGCGATGTTTCCGGCCTCTACCATGGCCTTCATCATCTCTTTTTCCTGGGCTGTGAACTTGAACCCCTGGCGGCTTAGTGAGTCAACTCCCCTTATCGGATCATCAAGCGCCTTTCCTACAGCCTGAGCGGCTGATGTTAGGTCCATCTTCATCACCGTTGCCATGTCCAGGACGGCGGTTGTAGCCTGGTCAAACTCTTTTCCGGTGATGTTTCGGAAGCCAAGCAATACAGTCTGCATGGTCTCTACGGTCTCATCCCCGTACTTGGTCATCTGCTGCAGTTTACCGGCCATTGCCTCGAGCTGTCCGGTGCTTGTCCACGCGCTCGCGCCTGTAGTCTTTACAGCGTTTGCCAGAAGGGCGGCGGCCTCAGCCTGTGCGCCCCATGAAGCCTCCATCGCGTCCGATACCTGCTTCACTTTCCCGATAACAGCGATTACCTGATTGAAGACGGCGACCGGCCCCTGCATGACATCGCGCATCTTTGCAAATGTTGAATTGTTCTTGCTCGCTGATGTTTCAAGCTGATTCATCTTGCGGATGGCTTCATCCACTTCGGCGCGGACTACAATCTTTATTTCCTCGACTGTGCTCATGGTTTATTCCTTCGCCTTCGGATACTCGACGCTGGCGTCAAGCGCCCGGAACAGGTCGATTATCTCGATATGCACGGCAAGCTGTTCTGCCCACCCACCAGAGTACGCATACTTTCCATCCATGGCCAGCCTCCGGTATATCGCCCACATAGCCGAATAATCCCCATCCCGCCCAAAGTCGCTCAGATGCCACTCGCTCCCATCATCCTCGCCCTCACCGTTCGTTACCAGTATATCACAATCGGTGATTCCTGGTATCGTCTCGATGATGATCCATGGGCAATCGCCTTTTATTCCGCGACGGTCGGCGCAGAATCCGGCGACAGCTTTTTTTTTAGTTCCTCCGGAAGCTCCATAGCTATAAATACCTCGATCCACATGGCGGTTATGGCCCCGTCGATTATCGACGCCTCAAAGGTGGATGAAAGGAAATCCTCGATGCTTCCGATCTTTGTATCGTCCGAGTCGTTCAGCCGCTCGATCCTGGTAACGGCAAGTCGTATCAATTCCAGGGCGTCGAATTTCCCCCAGTCGGGCTCGCGGGTCTTGGCCTTGGTCGGCTTGCCCCATACGATATGGGTCCGCACCCGGTATTTTTCCTCGACCGTAAGCGGACGGTGGAAATAGTCGAACTCGAACGCGCTACCCTTCCCGAAAGTTGCCTTTGTCTCGCCCTTCACCAACTGGACCTTCATCTATCCCCCTTGAAGAAAAGCCGGACCATTCGATAGGCCCGGCCAATTGCTATGCCGTGGTGCAGACCTGGATCTTCCTGGTCGGAAGCAGGCTAAAGGAAAAGTTACCCTTGCCCTTGACCGGGATCGTCACCTTGACGTTGTTAACGTACCCGATGATGGTATGCCTCCGCTTGTTCACCGTGTCGGTTGCGACAACCACGCGGACCGTGTTGGCTGTGGCTACACTTCCCTCGTGGAAGATGTCCCCAACGATGGTTTTCTGCGTGGAGCATACGCCGTCGTATGACCCGGAAAAACTCAGAGTGTCGAGTGAGATACGCCCCGGAACGTTCTTCGTTATCGTATCCTCGAAGGCGGTAACGTCGATCATGTCTTTTGTCCCGCCGATGTCCAGGTTGTCCATGCCTCCCAGCACGGTACACGACCCGACAGTAACCTTGACGGCATCCGCGTCGGTTGAACATGCGGTGCACGTACCCCCGGTGAGTAGCTTGACAGTCCAGTTATGTCCCAGCGTCCTTGTAGTAGCGCTCATTTATACCCCCATACGCCCTATATCAAGGGCGCATTGTCTGTAGCCTTGGGATGCCGCAAGTTTCATGCGGGCATCGTCCGTTTCCTGCTCGAATTCCTCGACCTTTTTTTCGGCCATGGAAAGGAGCTTCTTCGATACTTCGTCTATCTCGTCGCGTTCGTGGCAATAGACCCATTTCCGGTTCAGTATCGCCGACCCTAGCGATATCCTCACCGGTATTCCACTTCCGCGAAGCATCCCGATCCAATAGTAGAAAGACTGCCTGAATTGATTGTATTCCGTATCGGTTGTCAAATCAATTCCATAGGTTACAACCTCGGATGTCTTATTTTTCCCGCGAAGGATGAAGGCGGCCATGTAGTCGAAGCTGAACTGGAACATGGCCCCGTATTCTTTCACCATATCGTCAATCGGCAACGGCTCGCATTTAACCAGGTCCGCCTTGCGTCCGTCGGTCATCACCGGGACGCCGTACCCGTTCAGCCTTGGCGCGTCATAGGTGGAATGGACCTCGAATACCCGGTCCACCCTTGGCAGTATTTTCGCCACGCTCGCCGTTGTCCATATCTCGCCGTCGAAGTTGTCAGAATCCCGGGTAGTCGCCCCGTTTCCTACAAGCGCGATTCGCCTCGCCTTTTCCACGCTTCCCCCTAAACCCTTGTGTATTCGACCATGACGTCAAACTGGAACTGCCACGCGTTCCCGGTAAGCTCAATATCCCGCACCCCGTCGGCGACGATTGACGTAACACTGACCCCGTCAACCCACGGCGCGATGTGGTTCAGGTACTTCCGGGCGGCGAGTGGTATGGACTTGTGCGCCTTGCTCGACACCACAAAATCAAACTGGACCCGCGCTATTCCCGTGTCGGTATTCTCAAAGGCCTCTTCATCGGTGGGGTCGGAAATCACGTTGTAGAAGCCGTATGGCTCGATAGCCGCGTCCGGGGCGCTGTAAGGCCATAATCCCCCGGTGAGGGTGGCAAGCCAAGCCGTCTGGGCGCGTAGCTTGGCATCAATGGCCTGTTCTATCGACGTGCTGGCCATTATGCACCGCCTTTCGGGTTCGGGTTGTATGCGGCCTTGATTGCGGCCTTGATGACCCCCGAGCGCCGTGTCTCGCGGGCCTTTTTGCTGTAGTCAACGGCCGGCCGCAGGTAGGGCTGGCGCGGGTAGTTCGGCTGGTCCTTCCGTCCGTACTCGACTGGACCGGCGTATTCAAGGTTTGACCCGACGTAGCCTTCATCCTGCCCAGGATCGCTTATTTCGCTGGTATGCGGCGTCTTGGCTCCGGCTTGGTTTAGTCCGCCCTTTGCCTTGGACGTTTTCCACATGATGCTGTTTTTTAACTCCCCATCCTTTATAGGTGCAAGCTCGACGGCGAATGATCGCAGAATAATGCACTCTCCCATTATAATATTCTCAACCGTCTTTTCGTCGATGATCTTCGAGTAGTCGATATGGGACGGGGTTATGGTTATGCCGATCATGGTTTCACCGCAAGATATGCGTCAAGCTCTTCGGTGGCAGACTGTAGATCGGTCTTTGGCTTAGGCTCCCAGCCATGCCCCCTATCTTCATACATATTGCCTTCCTGATCAATGCCTTTTGTATACCTATCCTCAAATGTCGTAACGTCAATAATTCCAATTATAGGCACCTGAATCGCTGGTTCTACGGGGTATATTCTCATATCACGGCCTCCGGCGATTCCCTGACGTAGACCTCTTGGTGGTGCCCTGGAAACTCCGGGAACGTCTTGGGCGGCATGACTATTTCAAAGGTGCGGCTGTTCCACTTGATCTTGTGGGTTGAAAGCACGGCGACGCTTGAAGGCAGACAAAAGAACCCGTCCGCCCGCGCCTCTGTAGCACCGCCCACCTTAGCCCGGTCCCCTGAAAGCTCGGTGAAAGATCCCTTGAATGGAGATCCGGTGATGGCGTTCCAAGTGTTGTCAAATGGCCATGTACCGGAAGCGGTGAAGGCGTAGACGGCTATCGACTGGGTGAAGAAGCGCTCGATGCCCATCTACGCGCCCTCATGGCTTGACGGCCCTTGAGGCCAGTAGGTGCGGTTCTCGTTTATGTGCCATTGGATGGTACCGCGCCCGGTGCGCATACATTTATTGGGCATTCTGCTTAAAATGGAGTCTGGGTATCCACCTCTTCCGATTGCAGATACCGCGCGGGACTCTGAATAGTTGCCTAGGCTCATTGACGTTATTCCATCGCTCCCAGCCGTTGCCAGTTTGTATCCGATCATGTCGGATGCGATGGACTCCAACTGCCTTGGGAAGTTGCACAAGTCCACTCGGACGGTGTATCCGGCGGTAGTCTGTACTTCGTCAACGATGGGCTCGACGGTGGTTATGTAGGTATCCGCCTGAGCCGCTATCGTGAATAGCCCGTCATTCAGCCGTGAGCTTGATACGATAAGCGTCCCGCCCGTAGGCCAGCCCATAGCAGAGAATCCGCTTGGAATCATGATCCTGTATACCGACCCGGTAACGTCGAAGTAGATGGCGTTTGAGATTTTCTCAGAGTCGGGCATACGGAAGAAATTGTTGCACTCGGCGATTATGTCCGCGTAGACAACCGGGATCAGCAGTGAGATGAGCGCGTCCCGCGTGGCGTCGGTATCGCTTATCCTGAGATACGCCTTGACGTTTGACAGGCTTACCATGTCGCCCCCTTCACCGCTTCGATCGGGATCCTGAAGGATGAATATGTTATCCTTCCGGCCCCGAATGTCGATGTATAGATCATCTTCACCACAAGGTATACCGCGCTCTGGGTTGGGATATACGGAAGGTCATTCCCTGCAAGCTCGATCATGTTTGTGGTGGAAATTGCCGCTATCGCCACGCCCGAACGGGAATTGATGACGTTCCCCTCTTCGTCGAACAGGCTCCAGGAAGCCGATGTCGGCGTCATCGCGGCAAGGGTCTTGTCGAAGTAGCTCAATACCACTTCGTAGGTACTGCCCTCTGGGGCGCTGTCAAGTGTTGTCATCCGTTAACCCCCGCTATAGTGGCCTGGTATCCCTTCCCGGTAATCGAGACCTGGTAGCCCTTACCTGTCATTGCCGCCTGTTTGCCTACTGCGTTGCAATGGCAATCACCCACGGGAAGGGTAGAGGTTGACCCGAGCGGCCAGTAGTTTAATGGCCACCATGCAGGCGGCGTTATCGAGAACCGCATCAGGTGGCATCCTTCGTGACTGCGGTCCTGTTCCCGTCCAGGTCAACGGTTGCGGTTATCCTGGCCTTGGTGTCCCCGATGTCCCGGAAAAGTATGGGGCCTGTGGGCGCTCCCGATACCTTCCCGAAAAGTGCTGACATCATGAGCCGGATCGCCTGTCTAAGGCTCGTGGACCCCTCCACAACCTCATCGTGGATCGCGTCGACTGCCGAAGCCTCAAGGGCCATGGCTGATCCAATAGCCGCCGGGCTTGCCGGGATAAGGTCGGTCTTGAGCTTGACGGCATCGACAATCCCGTCCACCGTTGCAAGGTTGGTGCCGGTCGCAAGCGTGCCGATCTGCGTATCAAGGTTGGCGCTGGCAAGCCCCACCGATGTCCTGACATCCGTAACCGAGAGATCGTTGAACCCTGTCACGCCCGAACCCTTGGCAAGCGCTATGTTTGTACCGGCGGTAAGTACCCTGGATGCCGTCCCCCATACCTTGTCTGCCTGCGCCTGCGGAATAACCACCCCGTCGGTTCCGGTGTCGGCCAGGATAAGCGCCGTCTCTGTCTTTATCGCCACAAGCCCGGAAGCGCCATTCACTATCGCGAAGGAATCGCCTGACTGCGCGTTATGCGTACCGGCGGCTATTGTCCCAAGCACCCTTGAATCGATTTGGTGGACGTGGACTTCTATCCCATCTACTACCGTGTCAACGGTGGCGAGGTTTGCGGCTGTGGCAAGGGCGGCATTGGCGATGGCCTTGTCAGCCGCGAGCGCGATGATATTCGTCGCATAAACCGTCGAACCCACGTCGGCGGCGAAGGTGGCATTATCAATGGCCCCGGCGGCAATAGATGCGGCGGTTATCACATCGGCCCCGATTCCAGTAACCTGGACATCAAGCGTGTCAGTACCCATTAGGCTGTTGTAGACGTTGGCGGGAAGTACAATGAAGGTCTTGGATACGGGCAGGTATGTCGCAGCCTTGGCAAAAAGTACATCAATCGGTCCGACCGTGTTGGTGTCGGTGGTGTCAAGGTGGACGTGCATCATTCCGTAGGCGTCTGCAACGCTGGCGGTCACGTTCTGGTGCCGTACCGCCGATGGCTCGCCGTTCTTTGAAAGGAATATCCCGGTAGTGGCATGGTCGATGTCGGTTATCGTGGTCGCGTCTGTCTTTAGTGTCACACCATCGGCCTTGTCAACGAATGGACCGAACATGATGCCTACCGCTGTGGATTGCTTTAGATACATGCTCATTCAGTTTCTCCTAATAGTGGCAAGATGGTGCATGACAACAGGTATCTTTATTCCACCCGCCGCCACATACTCATGCACCACCAGCACGGTTCCATCAGCCCACCTGACCTCGGGCGTCGTCCCGGTTGACTGGAGCGTCTGTACTGTGCCGTCAAACCAAACCGGGTCGCCCTGCGTCATGTAATTACCACCAGAGGATCGACGTACAGGTACCCGTCGACATCATACCATTGGACCATCAGCCGGATCGTTACCCATCCGGCAACTGCGGGCTGTATGCCTGTCACTTCTAGGTATTGATCCCAATCATCGGCCCCTGAGCGGACGGTTATCGTCTCATCGGAAACTACCCGTGCGGTATGGTAGGCTGTCGCGTCGGCGTACTCGTCTACGTAGGTGGCCTCAAGGAAAGCCTGCGCGGCGGTGAGGGTTGACATGGCTACCTGCTGGCAGTAGACGCGATACGACTTGCTGGTCGTGTCGGCCCAGAAGCGCCACCTTATCTCTTCATTCTCCCATCCCGGCGCACGCGCTCCGCCGGAATAGTTCCTGAATATCTCCAAGACATCATCTGACCCGCCTGAGCGTTTATACGGATCACCCGATCCTGCGACAACCGCCTTGCGTGCAGAGGTCTGCGTGGCGGCCGTGAACCTTCTTTGGGCACCGAGTATTTTTCCGTAGTTATCGAACTTTATCGATGTGTTGTCGCGTGAAGTGTCAGATGATAATTCTATCAACCCGTTTGTTCCGCCTAATTTTACATCTAGCCCAATGAAACTTCCAAACCCAACCTTACGTATGTCATATGCGGCATCGCTTGCCTCAACACCTATATTTACATTATTAAGCTCTACCGATGTAGATGTCTCTGCGTACATGGCGTTGACCCCGGCGGCATATACCGCGCTATCTTTCAAGTACACAAAGCTTTGTGTCAAGTATAGAAGTCTCTGAGCATTTCCCGACCCAGCGCCCGTTATGATACACCTTGTTATAAATGCCATTATTGATGTTGTGGTGATTATCCTGGAGTTCTGGCTTTGATAAAACAGGCACCCGGTAAAGAATATAAATCTGCAACCTGTGGCGCTTATCACGCCTGCTGAGTCTGTCGAATCAAGAAAATCTAGATTTGCAAGCACCCACGGGCCATTCGTGCCGGTTATATTCAACTGATACGCATTGGCCCCGAAGTCAATTGTCGGTAACGTATGCGCGTCCCCGTTCCATGCTGTTTTCTTGATCGTCCACGCGCTGTCATCTATCGCCTGAGCCTCGGTATAGTCCTCATCGGCGGCTATGGTGGCGGATTGATTGGTTACGGTTGACCCTACGTACTCGCGGTCAATTACGATATTGGAAGCGTCAACGACACGGGTAATAAGATACTGCTTCCCATCGGGCGCGGTTATCCACCGGCCAAGATGTCCCCGGCTCATGTCGGCATCGTCAATGACTACCGCTGTCGATCCCTGCGTCCAGTCGGATGATGTGACGGCCTTGGTCGTTCGTGGCCAGCCGACAAAACGGATCGGCGCTATGGCCGTTCCGTCGCTGGCGGCATTTGGCGTTATGTCTGCCCCGTCATTAGTGTGAGCTGACCGCCTGCGTACCCACAGAATATCCCCGGCCCCGTAGGCGTTGCGCTCGAATGCCGCCTTGATAGTCCGGTAGGCGTCATCCATCGTCGTGCCGTCATTGTCCCCGGAAGCAAGGCCGGTATCGCAGTAGTATGTAGCCATTACTTCCTCGCTTCCAAGGTCGGCACCTCAGCCGAGAGTTCGGTCATGCTCTTGACTTCCTCAAGCTTCTGGCCCTCGACCAGCAGGCCCTTCGTGATCAGGAGCTTCTCCACATACTCGCGGTCAACGGCCACCACGGGTTTTTCTGCCAGCTGGGCCTCATGGTTGGCTACAAGGTGCGCTCCACGTGCGGCCTGCTCCTTTTCGTCCTTGGGCCACTTCATGACCGTGACGCTGGCGACGGGCTTGCCGTCGGTGGTTATGTGGATCTCTGTCTCGATGCCCCATGGAAAGCTGGTGGAACGCCCTACGGTGTAGCCTGTCATCTAGGTTTCCTCATACCAGAAAAGCCTGAAATATCCGGTTGATGCCGTGGTTGAGCCGATGTTTGCAATCCTTATGCTGTAGGTTTCGTCCCTCAGTAGCACCATCTCTTCATCCGCAGGCACCCCTAGCCCACCTGTACCGCTCGATCCTTGTCCCTGCGTACCGGCGTAGAAGGCATCGATGATTGTACCTTCCCCGGACAGGGTTACGCCTGTCTTGATGGCCACAAAAGAATTCTGTTTCGATACCCGGCTTCTGTTTATCGGTGTCCCTGGCGTACCGTCGGCCACCGTTGATTTCTCTGCTATCCTCAGTTCCATCGCGTTTCCGGTCGCGTAGAACCCTACCGGCCTGAAATGGATCGTCTTGTTGGGAGGGGTTTTGAAAGATATGGAATACGTCCCGGCGGCGGCCAGCGCCCCGGTAGTGCCCAGGAATGAGAACCCTATACCTTTATGGATATAGGCATGATCGGATGATATGGTTGCCTTGAATTTGGTGAGGTATTCGTTTTCATCCTCGGCTATGCTCAGAAGCCTTGCCAACTCGCTCATCATGGCCCCCCAAAGGAAGGCGGGCAGACCAGGGGAAGGAGGGAACCCCAGACCCACCCGCCATGATTACGCGAGACCGCCAGCCGCCAGCGGAAGCTCGGCGAACACGACGGATATCCAGTAGGTGTTGACAGACGCGGCCTGACCCATGATGGACATGGCATCGCCCGGCCCCAGCATCAGCTCACCGTCAAAGGCGTAGTGAGGCTCGCTCGGGAGCCCGGCTGAGGCCTGGTACAAGCCCAGGTCCATGAACACCGACGGGATTGCCGTGAATGTCACCACGTTGTCCGCGAACTTCGCCGATGCGGTCTTTCCGGCCGCAGGGGTGTTGCAGGTGGGCAGTTTGTTGGTGAAGGTGGGGAATGGCGCACCGGTAGCCGCCACGTTCCCGCAAGCCGACTTCAGCCCCAGAAGCACGCCGGTATGGACCGCAGACGCTACCGCAACGGGGTGCAGGTTGATGAAAAGCGGTACGATGATCTTCCCGGAGTCGGAAGGGTTCCAGAGCGTCGGCGCGTTCGTCGCAGTCGAGAAGATCACGAGGGCGGTGGCGGCTGTTAGGCGGGCGGTGAAAATGTACCCGCGCCGGGACCACTCAAGATATTTAGGCCCCGCCTGGGAAACCAACTGGTTGCCCCAGTTGTCCCCGGCAAGCGGGAGTTCCATGTCATCGGCGAAGGGACCGCGCCGCCCGGTATTGATCTGATTATCCATATTTCCTCCCGCCTTAGAGGCGTTTTCCAATGATGGTCACCAGCCCACGGTCGTTTGCCCCGTTGGCAGTCACGGTAAGGACATCCCCGGCCGCTATGGTGCTTTGTGCGTCATCGATGGTTCCAGCCCTTGCTACGGCCTTGTCGGTCACGCAGGCTATGGCGTCGGTGATTGCCGTGGTTACGTGCTTCAGGATCAGTGTTCCCGAACCGCTACCCGCCCGGCATTGCACTATGACGTCAAGAATCTCGAACCCGAACGGGGTGGGGATGGTCTGGAGTGCCGCACCGGCGGCGTCTGCGGTCACGTCATAGCAGATAACCACGGGGGTATTCTGCCATGCTGCCTGCCGCTCGAACTCCGGGTTTGACTTGTCGAGCCTCAGCCCGGCATCAGTTGTTAGTATAGGCATCCGCTCCCCCTTATCCGAGGATCATCGCGACGTGCTCGCCCTGGACAACCTTGAAGCCCCAGGCCAGGTGCATTTCCCAAGACCGCTCGCCGTACTGGTCTATCTCAAGCATTAGATAGGTAAGTCCGCTTCCGTCGCTGATCATCATCTGCCTGATCGTGGGGTTGGAAGGAATGAGGGGCGGGCGCATGATTCCGACAACCGCAGACCGCTCGAAGGCGAGGTTCGGGGTATACCCGGCCCCGACCGTGATGGTCTTGGCGGCCACGGTGGTAACCAGGAGTCCGGGGCGTCCGATGGTAAAGGTGGCGGCGGTTCCGGCGACAACAGAGGATTCGTTCACGACATACTTGCTGGTGTCCGACTGAAGCACCACAACGTCGCCCGCCAGGATGGTACCGGAGCCTGCGGTGGAAGTCTTGAGGATGGTGTTCCCCTTGGTGAGGTTCGAGGTCGCGTCGATAACGTAGCTGGCACCGGTTCCGGCGGTGTGCGCCACGATCCCGGCAGAGTCACGGATTTTGAAACCATACTGCTTCATGGCGATACCGGACCGGCGCTCTTCATCGGACCCGGCGGCGTAGGCGAGGTTGAACGCGCCGAGCTTCTGCAGGTTGCCGATTGAAGCGGCGGAAAGGACCAGTTGCGGATCGTTCATCGGGCATCCGTTGGCCCTCAGCAGGGCGCGTATGTCAACAATCAGATCCATGCTGGCAGAGAACGGGGTGCTTCCTGCGGTTCCAACGACCCTGGAAGCGCCGTATTTCACCGCAAGGGCGGCGTCGGCCTCGGCTTCGTTGCGCAGGGCACGCATGGCCTGGGCGGCCCACTGCCTGACCCATTCCTGGTAGTTCCCGCCGTTTTCCAGGGAACGGATCTGCTCACCGTTGAGAACCATGCTGTTTTTCTGGCTCTTGTCGATGGTCACGGAAATGGCGTTGGCGGTGAGGCTGGTTCCCTCGGAGGTCGCGGCGGCGGGTGCAAACGCCGTATTGCTCTGGGCGGGCATGTACGGCACCTTGACGGTATCGCCCTTGGCGACGCCCTTGTTATCGAAAGACATATTGATTGCGGAGACTACCCCGAAAGGCTCTCCGCTGACTTCCTGCGCGGCGCTGAAAAGCGTGGGCGCGATCGCGGTCAATACACTAGGCATGATTACTCCTCAACTATGGTTATTCCTTCCTGCATTTTCGCCGCCTGTTCCTTTGG